TCTGATTAAACTCTTCCTGTGCTTTGTCTCTTTCGTCTCCTTTTTGATTCCACCATGCTTCGTACTCATCTTTCATGGTAGTATGATTATCCTCTATAGATAAGTCTACAGAGCTATTACCAAACTTGTATCCGAAAGGAGCAGGGAATACAGGTTGGGCTGATTTGGTTTGTTGTTCCTCTTCGACCAGTTCGCCGGGAACGTATGTTTCTTCTTCCATTAGTTCTGTAGCTGTTCTCTATTTTTAGCGTTAAGTAGAAACTCCCATGCAGGCATATCAAACTGTGCTTCGATTGCGTTTACACATACTTGTAAAGCTTTTTGATTGTTTGACATTCCAGCTGCTCTTGCACCTAGTATCTCGTCACACCATTTGTCAGCACCCCATTGCATGACTGCCTTCTTTGTTCTAGCATCTGCATCTACTGTGTTCTTTAATGTATTTACAAAGTCTTCTTTTTGTACACCTTGTAGTACACTCTCATCCATTAACTTATTTAACAGAGCATTATTTGTTTTACCTGTCTTAAGTAAATTGTATAAGTGTGTGTTGTTAATAGTAGGTTTATTAGATGCCATATCTTCTGCAACTAAATCTACCAATCCATTTACTCTTGTCTGTCCTTTCGTATCACCTAGTGTAGCATCAATCTCAAAGCTAGATATGTTACCAAAGTTTTCTCCAGCAAATCGTGTAAATATAATTCTATTAGTTGCACCAGATTTACCTTGCTTCTGTTTAAACAAACCAGATCCACGGTATCCATCTTTATCGAAGTTAACAAGAACACCATTAACATATCCTAATTGTTTATCTATTGACTCTTTAGCACGTGCAAATCTTTCTGATGGTGTACCATTACGATCAGCTGCATAGCGTGCTAATAATTCAGATCTCATGTAGTCAGGCATAGTAGTTGCTGATGGACCAGCAGTTTTAGTTATAACTCCATCTCTTTCTACTTCTTCTATTGTAGCATTTGTAATTTCTAAAATGTAGTCATCTAAGTCTTCAAACTGTTTACCTACTGCCTGTGCAAGACCATTCAGATCATCATAGATAAATCCTATCTTCTGCTGTTCGTCAGGTAAAGATGCCCATGCACTATATACTAATTGCATGTCACCATTTTTATATGCCTGTACTATTGTAGAACTGAGTGTTTCAGCATTAATATACTGACTCTTAAATCCTAGACTACCAGCAAATATTTCTCTTGCATATTGATTACCATTAGATGCTTCCCAGTCTGCAAAAAATGCGTCAGGATTCTCTTTATAATATCCATCATTCATTCTTTTTTGATACTTAAGTGCATCATTTTGTAATCTAGCTTTCGTTATTGTTTCTTGAGTTTTTATTTTTTTTCTAAATCTTTCACCAAAGTCTTCAGTCAACTCTTGTTTTAGATATGGAAACTTTGCAAGTATATGATTTTTAGGTGTATCTTTTTCAGCACCGGGTATAAGATATCCGTCAGGATTCTCAGGTGTAACACCCATTACATGCTCTAAGAATGTTGTAAGATCATTGTAGTTATCCATCTCACTCTTTGCCCATCCTACGATGTTAGCTCGAGTGTTAGGTATTACAGGTGGTGAATAACTACCATCTCTGTTTTGTACAGGTCTTGCATTAACATTAGATATTACATCAACAAATAATGCGTTCTTTCTATCATAAAATGCTTTCTTGACACTTTCATATTCTGCATCAGTATCAAAGTCTGCACGTGAAAACTGTGCTGCATCATCATGAGCAAGAGCTTTAATCTTTTTACTAAAACCATTTATAACTTGTGTAGTACGTTCGTAATCTTTACCAAGTCCAAGCTGGGTTTCAGCAGTAAATCCTTTTTGTCTGTGTAACCTCTGTATTTTAAAACCAAGTTCAGACTTAGGATTAATATTAAATTGCTTCATCACTTCCATAGCACGGAACTGATACAAGCTCATAATAGTTTTTTCATTTACAGGTATGCCTTGTTGTTCAGCAAACTTAATAAAGTCACGTTCAAATCCGTCAAAGTTTTTTACATAATCTTGAAAGAATAACTTTTTAGTTATTGGGTTATTAATTTCGTTGACGTTTGTAAGATAGTCAAATCTTTGCTTTGCGTTAAGATCTCCATTTTTTAGAAAATCAGAGACGTCACTAAATCTGTTTTGAGCATGCTTTAAATAATCTACTTGACTCTCTGTTTTTTTATACATAGAAGATATACTACCAACTCTACCAGACTCAACAAGGTCATTGTATTCTTCAATACCAGCTTGAGTTTGGTAATAATCGGTAGTCTTCTGTGCTAAATCTTGAAAGTTTTTAGAAAGTGTAGGAGATAGACTCTGCCATACACTAGCTAATTTATTGTACTCATCCCGTTTAGTTTTAGCTGATCTCTGTTCTGTAAGATTATTACGTTTCAGTGCTTCAAGCTTTAACTTCTCAGGAGTTTCTACTTCTACTTGACGTTTCAGTTTACGGTTTGCTTCTGCTACTTTTGCAGCTCGATCTAAACCTGTGCTGTATTGTGCAGCTTGTTTAGCTGCTTCATTCTTTAAATCCTTTAAGGCTGACGTTTGTGTCTGCGATTGAATCTGCATGGCTCGTAAGCCGTCGTCCAGCCTTGTATTTTGGATATTACCACCCCTAGCGTACTTGGTTAGGTATTTCTTTGTTGCCATAGTTAGTCTATATCAAATGCTTTTATTAAACTGGTTGCTTGATTTGCAAGTCCAGCAATAGTTGTACCCCATACTTGTGCAGACGCTGCTGATGGAGAAGTCATAGCTCCTCTAATTGGCTCAGGTCCGAAGTCATAATCCTCAAATACTCTTGGGTATAAGAATGTAGCTTGTGGAGTAGGTAATGGTTGTACTGGTTCTGGTATCACACCGGGATCTAACATTTTAGCTGCATATGCGTTAAGATCTTGGACCACACGTTCTGTACCTATTGCTTGTATAGCACTTCTAGAAGCCGCTGTAGCGTTGTCAAGAGACAGGTTAAGTAAAGACATAGCTGTAGCTGCTTCTAACGCTGCTACGCTCTTCTGCCTATCAACTGAGTTACCTGTCTGTCCTCTTGCTCGTATTGCTCCTTCAGCTTCTAAAGCATCTATATAAGCTTCGTTCTGTTGATATCTATTTTCTGTTTCTATTTCTCGTAACTTACGTCTTTCATCCATTCGAGCAGCTCGTTCGTTCTGTGCATTGATGTTAAGCTGATTGACAAATATATCTTCAGACTTAGCATACATACGTTCATTCAGATCTTGCTGTTGATTACGTATCTGTAAGTTATAATTATATGTCTGTAAATTTGCTGCATCTTTATGTGCTGCAAGTAAGCCTTCTTGTCTAGCTTTCTCTTCTATTTCTTGTACAGCATAGTTACGCTTGGCGATAGCAGATTCTTTTGCCATCTCCCAAGCTGCGAGGTCGTATTGATACTGTGCTTCAGTACCTTCATTCTGAGCCTGAGCTGCTTGATTAGCAGCTTGCTTCTGTTTGTTACCTCCATATATCTGTAATCCAAGCCCTACTATTGGGGCTATAAATTGTAACATTATGTTCTCCTGTAAAATCTAGGTGAGTATATTCCTTCCCACATCATAGAGTTAAGAGAGACAGGGAACGGTGAGTCGTTAAATAATCGTAGTGTAAAGTTTTCTGTTTTCTGATGTATAGGTAATGTAAATACTGTATGATCTGATATAGGTATATCATTAGCTAGATACTGGTCAGCTTTAACTACTGGATTTAAATTATACCATTCATCAATGTATATAAGTATTTCATCAGCACTGTAAACAAGTATATTATTTGTACCACTTGCTGGTGCACTGGTAAAGTGAATAAACTGACCGTTAATAGTAAAGTCTGTAGTCTCTACTCCACCTATTTTAACTTTCATTATATCTAAGTTATTAGGTGTAAAAGTTAAATCAAATGTTTTATCACTTGCATTACCACTAAGAGTTTTAAGCTCACTAGATGCTGAACTTAAAGTAATTTTAGGTAGAGCTCCAGTTCTATCAACTGTAAATGCTGTTGTAACAACATTGTTAAGTTTAACTTTTATCTGGTCATCATCTATATAATTTATATCAGTATTAATCCAAGGATATTCTGTAGTAGTACCATCTGCTGTATAGATACGTTTACCTTGACGTATACCTTTAGATCTTAATTTAAAACCCATAACTCCTGACAACCCTACAGCAAACTTCATACGAGCTACTGTGAGATTAGCAGTAAAATCACTACGTTTCATATCATCGTCTATCTTATAATATGTCTTAGGTAATATTACATCAAGGTCATATTTATATCCTACTATAACATCACTAGCTATACTTCTCAAGTCTTTAAACGGTACTTTAAAATATGTGTTACCACTTTCTACTACACGCTCTGGAGATATAGTAAATCCAGATTCAATAAACTGACCTGTAGCTGTAGTACCTTTAATAATTATTACAGGTGTAATATTAGTAGCATCATTGTATGGTATAAAACATTTACTAAAGTTACCAGCTGTGTCAAATGAAACAGAGCTTGCTGTAGCATATAAGTCTATACATGGATTTAGTCTTTGACCATCATTGTTAACAATAATAGCATCCTCTGGACTTTGACTTAGACTAGCTTTGCTAAGTGTAAACTGTCCACCTTGTTTTGTTACAGCAAACAGTTCGTCAGAGTCTGTAGCTATAGTTTGTACATTACCGGGTGCTAACCAGTTAAACCATGTTTGTAGTTTTATTTCTTTACCTTCTGCATATGATCTAAAGAAATATATGTATCTTGAATCTTGTCCTGAGAACGCAATAAACTGGTTCTGAGCACTAGCTATTAATGTATCAACTGTAGATGGTATCCATTCGTTTACAATTCTACCGATGTCAGCTACCTGTGGGTTTTCGTTTTCTCCACGTGTAACCATAGCAAAGACACGAGTGTAACTAGGTGTTTTACTTACAAAGTTAATTGTAGTACCAGTGTCAACAGGGTCCATAATCGTATCCATCTCATAGTTAGCGATAGTACGTATAACTGTTTTAGCTGGTGTTAGTACACCATCGTTAGCTCCCATCAAAAACTGTTGGTTAGCACTAAATAGTACTAGACCCTGAGTAGATGGTAATACACTATGAAGTGCAACCGGCTTAATGGTACTTGCACTTAAATCTATCGGATCAGCGTCCGTTAAAGTTTGTGCAGATGAAGAGTAAAAATTAAAGAAGTCAGCTGATTGACTTAGAATAACTGTATCAGCAGCTAAGAATCCTAATCTATTATTATGGAAGAAAGATTGTTGTATTCGATTACCAATAAAAGATGGGTGTGGGTTTGTAGTATCATCACCTACCTTACGTTCTATCCATGTAGAGCGTTGAAATACAAAGTTATTTACAGCTACGTTAACCAGCTCATGTGGCATAGTTGCTGCATCTAGACCTGTAGACATACCGGGGCCAAGGGTCTCTTCATAATAACCGGGACCAGATACTCCATCAGTAGCTACAAATTTTAAGTAGTAAGAACTTGTAAGAGTTCCACTGTTAATAATTTTAACTACATGACCGTGTTTTGATTCACTAGGTAAGTCATCGAGAGTAGCTGCTTGATCTTGGAATACATTTAACTGTGTATTGAATGGTCCACCAGAACCTGTAATAGTAATAGGAGCTGAACTTGCTATGTGTAAACTATCTTTTACTTTAGTTACAGTCAAAGTAACTCCAGATATAGTTAAACCTTCTATACGAGTTTTAAGTTCTGTTAAAACAACATCGTATGTTGCATTACTAGGTGACGTATATGCTGAAATAGCTTGTCCACTTATACTTACATTATATGTAGTATCTACTGATGTACCTGATATTTTAACTGTAGCCTGTTTACCAGCTGTAAAACTAGGGTTAGCAGTTACAGCAGTTGTTTTAAACTTATTAGTTATAACAGACTTATCTTGAATTGTAAGTACATCATACTGATTCTTGTCTACTTCTGCAAGATATGCTTGAGCTTGTCCACTGTGTTGATAGTCCCATCTAGCAGAGCCGTCTGTTATATTAGAACCTGTACCAGTAGGACCACCAGAAGAAGCTGATGTGCCTGCGGTGTCACATTTATAAACTTTACCGCTGTCATTCTGTACAAGATCTCCTACAACATAAGCTTGGCTTGCAGCCCAAGGTACAGCATCAAAGTATACATTACATGCTGCAAAAGTTGCTGCATTCCATACTGCAATAGTTCCGTTAGTCTGTAAAACTGGAGGAGTAGCATCATTATATGTTGCTGGTGTAATACATCCTATATATTTTTCTGTTTCAGTTCTTGTAATAAAGAACCATTTTGAGTTGTCATAAGTAGTGCCAGTACCTAAATTTCCTAACCATTGAAACCCGGGTCTTTTTGTTAGACCAAAGGTTGGGTCAGGATAACCGTTGATACACTCCTCGACTTGACCGGGAAGTTTCTTATCATCTGATTGTCTAGATACTCCACCGAGATAATCGTCAACTCGCTGAGTTACTGCTGGCATTATCGTTGTAAAGCGTGAAATGGTTGATAACTTTGATAGTAGTTTTGAGCGTCTTGTGGATGACCGAACATAGTAAACTGTCCTTGACTGGTTTCATACTCTAAAGCTACAGCTCTTGATTCTCTTTCTTGTTGCTGTAGACGTGCGTACTGATCGTCGTCTCCTACTATTCTACCAGATACTAAAGTGGCAGCTCTGGCTTTAATATAATTTTGTATTGGTTCTGGTAAATCTATAAAGTCAAACTCCCATATTACATCACATTCAACTGGTGTAATTTCCCATGTGTATCTATGGTTCTGTCTATCATATAGTTTACCTGATCTTCTTACCGCATGGTAAGGTTGGTTTGCTGCGTTTTCTGTTAACTTAATCTGTATAACATTATTTGGTATGAGTATTTCTTTGTTGTTATCTGGGTTAAACTCATAGTGGTACTCTTTGTTAAAAGTCCATCCTTCGGATTGTACCTCTCTAGACACCTGTAACAGTGTATCATAGGCAATCGCAACTTCCGGGTTGGTTTGGTCTAGTGTAGTTACAGGAGCCTGACCACAGGATGTTAATATTTGGTTTACAGCTGGCAGCTCTTGTGTAGTGTTTGTGGTTGGAAAAGGCATAATAAAAAAAAGGGAGCCGAAGCTCCCGTATAAAAAATAATAAATCTACTATGAAGTAGTTACGTTATCTGGATATGTGTCACCAAATACAGCAGGCTTAGTTGTTGTTCCAGCGAACAATTCAACAGCAGCAGCTGGGTTAAGGAAATCCGCACCCATAGCTAGTCTACCTAGTATTACGTCACCTTGGTACACAATAGAAACATCACCTGAAGTTACCTGAACTTGTGGTCCGATAGCTTCTACAACACCAGCGGCTTCCTTCTGGAAGATTAATCCACATGTGTTAGCAAAGTCTGTTGAGTTACCATAGTTGTTGTGAATACCAGTTACACTTGCTCTAGCATCTTCTGTAGCTTCAGAAACGAAAGAACCTGTGTTACCGGGATCAATAGTTGCAAGGTCAGTACCAGCAGATGCACCTGATGAAGGAGCATACTTAGTACCATACTTACTGAAGAATGGAATGTTCATTGACTTGTAGATCTTAATGCCTGCAATTTCAATGATACCTTGTCCAGACTGTAAGGCTGTACCTTGAGCATCTCTGTTTACAAGACCGTTAGAACCAACAGCTTGTATCAATTCATAATATTGTCTTGGGTTCAACACAGCAACTCTACCATCAGAGCTTACGCCTTTCTCGTCGAGAGCAGCAGCAGCGTCATAGAAAGCTGATATTAGGTGTGTTGAGTTGTATGCGTCATCCGCATCAGAACCAGCTCCAACTTGGATCTGTGTTCCGCCGGGCTCTACATAGCCGGACTTACTGATTGGTGAAGCTTGACGTGCTCCCTTCGCAATTTGACGGAAGATAAGTCTGTCATACTTCTGAGCAAGAGCATATCCAATCTTCTTGGAAATCTCACCTCTTAACTCGTAGTGAGCAAGAGTCTCATCCAGTTCATACACAAATGCAGAACTGATTAATAGGTCGTCGCATGTAATAGTTTTTTCTGCAACTGGAGGTGCATTATCAGAGTTACCCATAATGCTGTTACCGGGTGTATGATACTCGGCTTTTGTGTGTCCTGTGTAGATGAACTGAAGACTCTTACCGTTTGTAAGTGTTCTCTTCATTACAAGGTCTCTAGCAATCGCATTGTGCTGGAAACCTTTGAACATCTCTCCACTGAACAGCTTTAAATAAAGGGCTCTAGCGTCACCTGTACTATTCGATTGACCCGGACGGGTTAACGGAGCAAGTTGACTTGAACCTGATTGTTGTTGTGCCATTGATATGGATTAATTAAAAGTTTATATTGCTTTGTACAAAATTTTTTTCTCGAGTTTTTTTTTGTGGTCTATCCCACCGTCTAGACGGCATGAGGTATCCGGCGTACCGGGCAAATGCCAAGGGCAGGGGAGTCCGACTCTGAGGTGCTCCCCGTGCTGTTAGTAAGAAGGCGTCTCTAACTGAGGGTCTTCTTTCTTGTCTTCAGTTTTTTTCTCTGGCTTTGGTTCTGGAAAATCAAATCTAGTTAGCATTGCTTTACCAAAACATCCTCCAGATTGTTGTTGTGACATTACTTGTTTCTAGTATAAACAACACCACGGTAAACGTAAGTTACTGTCATAGTTCCCTCCGATACCTAGCCCCCGTTCCATGACTAGATTGCATGCGTCGCATAAGCGATGAACGGACGTGAGGGTTAACCTATTTGTGGTGCAGTAAGTGCTACGTTTGTAGACTCAGCCGAAGCTAAGTCGAGTGGGAAGTTGTGAGCATTACGCTCGTGCATTACTTCAAAGCCTAAGTTAGCTCTGTTTAATACATCAGCCCAAGTAGGTATGATCTTGCCGTTAACGTCAACGACGGACTGATTAAAGTTAAAACCATTAAGGTTGAAAGCCATGGTGCAGATGCCCATTGAGGTGAGCCATATGCCAACCACGGGCCAAGTAGCCAAAAAGAAATGTAAGCTACGAGAATTATTAAAAGAGGCATATTGGAAAATGAGTCTACCAAAGTAGCCATGTGCAGCTACAATGTTATATGTTTCCTCGTCTTGACCAAACTTGTAACCATAGTTCTGTGAAACGTCTTCCGTGGTCTCCCTAATGATTGAGGAAGTAACAAGGCTTCCGTGCATAGCACTAAACAAACTACCACCAAACACGCCCG